GTTCTGAATTGGCGACCGACGCACCAAGCTGAATGGAGAAACGCGTGGTTTCTGCCGAGTATAAAAAGCTGGACAGTTGATCCAAATGTGGACCAATCTTATTGAAGTACGCAGGCGGTTCTTCTGGCCCAGCACCAAAAAGGTAATACGAACGCAATAAAGCGTAATCAGAGCGCCGATCTTCCCGTGAAACCAAACACTTTTGAATTAAACTCAAATAGAGATCTTGTCTGGCTTCAGGAGAATTAGGGATTTTCATGGTTTAATTTGTAAATTATCTTGGTCAGCAATGTAACTGGCAGTCATTGGTCCACGAGAAATACCTGCTTCACTAGGGGTAATCCCTACAGGTTCACCACGCACAGGTGTGGCAAAACGGCCAGCAAGAATAGATGCCATGTCCATACCTTTCATTCCACCACCCCACATGGCTGCATCGCCAGGTCTTGGTTCGGCAGGAGTTTGCACAACAGGTTTAAGTTTATCTTTGTTAACTCCGCGTTTACGAGTAGCATGTTTTTCTGCGGCAGCATATTCTTTCTCAGTAAACTTATTGTTTCTGGTGAGGTAGCCTGATTGGTTTTCGCCTTCGCGGGTTGTTTTAATATTAGACATTTTAAAGTCGATAGCAAGCTGTTTAACGGTTTTGTCCGTTGATTTTGTCTTAGAACTAACCAGTCCTGGTGCTTGCAGGAACACTTGGAAAACTTCTTCATGACAATCCTTCATTGGACATTTAGCTACTTTGCTTTCAAAATAGCCGTGTTTTTCACATTTAAAATCTTTAGTTACTGCCATTTTTATCCCCTTTTGATTTGCTCGTCAAGTGATTCTTGAGAATAATCATACTTAGGTTTTAATCCTATTTGCATTTTAATCTCACCGTTGATGACTTGTAAACCCGTGTGACGAACCATCACAGGTTTAGCTTCTTTGCGATACTCCACAAATTTGGTACGATCAGGGTTTTGCATGATCGCAATTTCACCCCCTTGCCAAGCTAAAAAGGCTTTAGAAACACGACGTTGCATCCGCTCAGTAAGTGGTTCGGTACGATACAAAAACACATCGAGCAGATGATTACTGTTGACGCCAGCAAGTTCAGAAAAAAGTTTGACAGAAATACCGCGATTTTTATCTTTTAAAAAACGGTGCATCAAGGGTAATAAATCACGTTTTAATATTGCTGTCGCCATACATTCCAATCCGCTTTAAATAATCGCTCACATTTCTCCCCACCGTCAATTGTTCAGGAGTAAAGTCCTCTTGTTTTTTAGAAATCTCTTTAGTAATCTTTTGCATAATTAAACGTGGCTGGACTTGTTCGGCAAAAGCAGCTGCTGCGAGTGCCGAAGCAATTACCCGATCATCCTTATTACGGCCAGACGCCATGATTGAGCCACCATCACGAATGATGGTTTTCATTTCTTCAATGGTATCCATATCAAAAATATCCATCATGCCACGCTCAAAATAATCTTTCATGTAAGACAGCATCCGCTCTTTGGTGGCTGCGGTGGTGAGCCAGCCTTTGCTATTGCTTGGACCACCGAGAGAATCATTACGACGCCAAATGTAATTTTGCATATTGCCGTAGACATCCATCAGGTCTTTACCGAGGGCTGAACCCATTGCGGCTGCTTGACGCTTCAGATTGGAGAGTTCGTTATAGACGGCTTGACCAGGACCATTGATTTCTAAGTTGAGCGTTGAATTCTTATACGCACCCGCCAAGTGAGCAATCACCCACGCAAATTGATAAGTATTCAGTTCTGATGTTGCAAAACTCGCCACTTGTTCTAAACCATCGGCATAGCACCGAAACACTTGAATACAGAATCTGTCTGCCCAATCACTTGATCCGTAGGCAGGATCAGCACCAATAACATAGTAAGCCGTGTCTATAGGTTCTTCCCATATTTTGAGTGTACCTAAACGTTCGGTGGATTTAATCACTTCCGTATCAGGAAAGTTCACGCCAAACAAATAACGGTAACTATCATAATCTTTTTTCTTGAGTTTCTTGACTGCATCCGTACAACGCGCGTTGGAGAAAAAACTTGTACCTGTCATGACAAAAGCATAGTCCTCAGTAGGCGGAAATTCTTGATACATGAGGGCGTCGTCTTTAATGCCTTCTTCCATTTTCCAGCGCCACCACGCTACTTGCCGAGAATTAATTTCAAAGTCGTAGAGTTTTTTAATATCTTTAATCCACTCCCGTTCTTCGGGTTTGAGTTTGCCATCCCAATAGACTTTGTAAACGGAGCTTGCAGGATCAGCCATATACAACTCATTTCTCCACCAGCCACAAAAGATGGCTTTCTGCGTTTTCGCGCGTTTGGCGGTGGTATACATATCGTGGAACATATTAAAACCCCGCGCGGTGCTTTCAAAGATATACATACGATCTGGATTGGTTTCGGCAAGAGAAGCCAGCAAGGACGCTAATCCTTCTTCATCTCCCCAGCTGGAGGTTTCTGTGCCGTGCAAATAGGTAATCGCCTTGCCACGACCAAGAGATCCTTTTGCTCTAAGCCCAGCAACTTGATAAAACAAACGAGATCGGTTTTTGAGAGAAAGCTGATTCCTGTTATGAGCGATGAGGGGTATTCTGTACTCTTTGGGTAAGCCATCCATATACATGGAGAGGGTTGAGCGGAACATATCTCGGTTTTCTTCTGTGTCCGTTGTAAGTGTTCCCTGTAAGCCTGGGTGTGTAAAGTGCCAATAGAGATCGAGTGCGAGTGAAATAGTGGTGATGCCAAGCTGACGCCCTTTCAAAATAACAAAAAAATGTACATCATCTTGTAAACCTTTGGCAATCTCATCCATCACATAGGTCTGTGAACCCAGTAATGTACCCATCTTTTTTAAACCATGTTCTTTGGTTTCAATCTTCAACTCCGAACAAAACTTATAAAACTGGGCTTTATTAAACGCGGTCATGCGTATTCTTTCACTCGATGTTGTCTAAAATCTTCTAAGTTCCAATTCGCGACTGCACGCATAGCCTTCTTATTCTTGGCAAAGCGTATCAACTCCTCAAACTTCTCTAAAGAATACTTCTCTTTCCATTCTTTTGCCAATGCTCTTTTCTCATCACCATCCATACAAAACAAAGCGCGTTGCATCTCGCGTTGTAACTCTAAACGCGACTTGAGCAGCTGTTCTGCCCACAAACGCTCTTGTTCCTCATTAGTGTATGGCATCTCCATCCTTTTGTTCCAATAATTCCCGTAGTCGTAACAACTCCGCATTGGCTTGATTGAGCAACCTCGCACTCTCACCATGCACCCGCATCAACTCATGAAAGATCTGTTCTTTATCCATTCTCCAAATCCTTTGCATATACGCGCGCTTGGCATCGTCTGTAACGGCCTTAATCTGTTCTTCTAAATCCAAATAGCCGTTGATCATAGCTCACCCCCAAAGTATTCCAACACAAACTCCAATTTCTTCTTATCCGATTTATGCTCACAACAATCAATTGCTTGTTTTAAGCGTGTTATTACGATCTGGTCAAGAAAATCATCCAGCGCATCACCGACATTGAGTTCAATCTTTATTCCGTTCTCCATACCCGCACCCCATCTCCCTCACGCCTGGCGATAAACTTCTTCCCCAACAACTTCCCCGTCCTGTAATTGTTGTTACAGACCACTTGCATCTTCGCATCTGGCACAAAGAAACTGTCACCAACCTCCATGACCTTATACGGATACTCACGTCGCATCCTTACTCTTGGTACTGGAATACTACTCTCTACATTTAACATACAAATAACCCCCTAATCTATACATCACCACTATACATGATATTCCAAAAAGTGTAAATTTTTTTGGGGGGAGGATGGTAGGTGACTACACCCCAAGCAAGCCCAAACCCAAAAAAAAATCCAACAATTTTTTAAAATATAATATAAAATATATAAAACCATATAATACATAATATAATAAAATATAATATTTATAATATATAAATATACATATATCCATATAAAATACTATATCTATATCTATATACTACAATAATATAATAATTACATAATCATATATGTTAGTTATTATTTCAATATTCCAAAATATATAAAACCCCAATATAAAATATATTAGTAGATATTTATATGTTTATATATATCTATATATATATATAAGATCTGGCCAAAATTGAACCAGATCGAGAAGGCGGCCTACATCGTGTTTGTTATTTTTCCGACTGGATAACAAACGTTTGTTTGTGGTCTGGCAGAATGACAAACAAAAAAATATAACACAACCTATTGCATTACTAATCTAATACCCTTATACTCTAAGTGCAGTACATTTAAAACCTAACGAATGAAAGAGAGTTAACGATGCAAAATAAAATTATCAGTTTTAATACGGGCCGCAATTACAGCGAAAACGGCCAACGTATTGCCGCTATGGATCTAGCGGGTTATGTTCTTATGGTTGATATTGATCGCGGCCTTGAGTATGTTTTATTGAATGCTAATTTGGAGCGTGAATCGATCATGCTAAATTACGATCGCAATAATTATGTAGATGTACACGTTGAATTTTTTGATCATGATTATTTGGCCATGAATGAAACATTACAGCAGCTGCGCGATCGTGC